CCAGACTGTGAAAGTTGCTCATAGAAGTCAGGACCAGCAACGAACCATCTTCCTTCTTCAGGAACATTTTGCTCGTCAAGTAGTCTTGCCATTCTAGCCATAACGTCTATTGGGTCATGCTCGTTAGTACCAAAACCAATGTCCAAGTTACCAGTACCGTCAAAAGTTCCAGCAGCTAAGTCAGTAGCATTGTCAGTACCTAACACGTGGTCAGGTGATGAAGCTGATACTCCTGAGAACATAGTTGCGATAACAGCAGCGTCATATGAATCTCTTAAAGCATAAGCAGCAGATGAACTAGCTACTTCTTTAAAGTTTACATGTGACATATTTGTTTCAATATCATCTACGATGAATTTGAAAGCTTTAGCACTGTCAACAACTAATGTTAGTTCTTGGTCAGTAAGTTTAGTTGCAGTAGTATCGCTACCTCTTGTATAATCAGAGACGGATATTACTGGTTCTTTGATAATCTTTACAGAGTCTCCGTAGGCAGATATTTCACCAGCATAATCGGTGTTTGTAATAGCTTCTACAACCGAAGATTTTCTAAAGAAGTTTAGAACCTTTTTAGAGTAAACGGAAGGTAGAAAGAAACTATTAGCTTGTCCACTTACGGAGTTTGCAAAGTTAGCATCGGTATCGGTTGAAGGTTCAAAATATTGAGCCATGATACATTCTCCTTGTAGTTAATTATAGTTTACTTTACGATTCTGCCTTCTTGCATTGCATCTGATATTTCCTTTTCGTATTTATCAAATTCTGCAACACTCATGGCAGCAATCTCCTTTTCAGTCCAGATTTTCTGTTGCTTTGGTTCTACACTTGTAGTTTTTGTAGAAACCATATCTGCAGCAGACCTTCTAGTCTGTTTAGAAGATGACTTAGTCTTAGTAGGTTCAATGCCAAAATCTTTTTTAAACAAATCTAAAGCACGTGAAGCTAGGTCAGCATCGTCAGCATTTGAGTATATCCAGTTTTGAATAGACTGTGGTTGCTCTTTTGCCCAACCGTGGAAGTCATCACTGTTTCTAATATCTTCAAAATCAGGATGTCTTTCCATTAACCTTTTTTCTGCATCTTGTCGTATTAATTGATTCTCACGTTCTTGGAGTTTACTAAGGCGTTCTTCTAGAACTTTTGCTTTAGTCTCCGATTGCATATGAGCAACAGTTTCTACAACTTCATAAACATCAGGATATTGATTCTTAAATTCTTCAAGTTCTTCTGCAGATTTAGGAGCTTTATATTCGGTTCTATTTTTAGTAGCTTCCTCTATTAACTCTTGTTCTCTGCTTTTGAACTCATTAAGTTTACTATCGTAATGTCTTTTTAAATCATCGTATCTTTTTTTGTAGTCTGGTTTCTTATAAGGTGTATCCTTACGTGATTCCAGTTCTTCAGTATTTACACTTCCTTCTTCATTTATTTCAGTAACATCGTTACTTGTAAATAACTTGTTTGAAGGTTCTTCAAAATACAAAGATTCTGATGATACAAAAGGTTTATCTTCTGTGTGCCATTCTTTTTTTGCATTATAAGGATTTGGCGTATCCTCTTTTTGGACTGTATTAGTCATTTTCTTTTTCTCCTTACTCAGGGCTTCGTTTAACAAGGTAGCTGCGTTTGTCGACTGTGCAGGGCTTGTTCTTGTAAAGGTAGCCTTTCGGGTTAATATATAATAGAGTGCCTACGCTAATAGGGTAGCTCTATCTTCCATATCCTGCTCCATGTACCGGTGGACGTTTAAAAGCCATTTCTTCATACAAAGGATTGTCTTCTTCACGTACTTGGTCAAGGATAGAACCTCCTACACCTACTTGGTCACTTTGTGGACCTTTTTCAACTCTAATAACTTGTTCAGTCATTGGAGTTTTAGTAGCCATAGTTTCTTCTTCTCCTATTGCTCCACCAGTTTGAAGCGGTTGTCTTTCATCTGCTTTAGCTTCAGCGTCTTTCATCATAGCCATTAAATTGTCAGCTCCGATTTCTTCTACAGCTTTTGCAGTAAAGACAAATTCTCCGTCAGATAACCTAGCAGGTATACTGTCAGAGACTCCTGAACCCGGACCTTCAACAGGACCAGACCCAGCAAATTCTTGAGCAAC